CCCACATCCACCCCTCCCGCGGCCTATCTGAGGACGCGTACTGGCAGACCGGGGAGCGGGAAGCGGCGCGCCTGGCCGAAGTCCTCAAACCCGGCAGCAGGGTAGTGGACTTCGGCGTCGGCGACGGCAGGGTGGCGATCCCGCTGCGCCGCCTCGGCTTCGATGTGACCGGCGCGGATGCCTCGCCGAGGATGCTCACCCATCTGGCCGAGAACGACCCGGGCATGCCGCAGATCCGCTCGGACGGTAGCGACCTGCACGCCAAGCTGGGCCGCAAGGCCGACGCGGTGGTGTGCCTGGCCGTGCTGATCCACCACGAGCGCGCCCACCAGCTCACCATCCTGGACGGCCTCATCCAGGCGGTGCGCAGGGGCGGTCTGCTCATCCTGGACTGGCCCACATCCGAGCATCCCGAAGAGGCGCAGATCTGGATCGACGTCACGACGTGGGATCCGGACAAGCAGCGGGCCGAGGCCGAGAAACGCGGGCTGAAACGCATCGAGCCTGACCGGCCGTGGTCGGTGTTCCGCAAGACCTGATGGGCCTGGAGCCGCTAGGGGAGGCTGTGTGCGTGTCGCCTGCGTGATCCCGTGGCGTGGCGGCCAGCCGGACCGGGAGCGGCACCACGAGACGGTCCGCGCCCACCTGCGTACCCTGCTGCCCGACGCCGTCCACATCGACGCCGACTCCGGCCACGACCCGTTCTCCCGCGCCGGTTCCCGCAACCTCGGCGTACGCCTCGCCGACGACGCCGGATGCGACGTGGTGGTGTTGTGCGACGCCGACACGATCGTGGAGGCCGGGCCTTTGCACGCGGCGATCGGTAGCGCCCACGACGGCCGGATGCACCTGCCTTTCACGCATTTCCGGGGCCTGTCCAAGAACGGCACCCGCGTGTTCCTTCGCGGCGTGGCCCGTGACGCGTGCGAGACCGAACTCGTCCACGACTGGGCCACCGGTGGGTGTCTGGTCGTCACCCCGCAGGCGTGGACCCGTGCGGGCGGCATGGACGAACGCTGTGTCGGCTACGGGTTCGAGGATGCGATCTTCAGAATCGCCGCCGATGCCCTGCTCGGCCCCACCGTCAAGCATGAGGGCACGATCTGGCATCTCTACCACGAGAAGACGATGGGGCTCGGCTCGCCGCAGCACACGGCCAACGGACAGCTGGCGGCCCGCTACGTGGCCGCCGAGGGCGACCCGGACGCGGTGCGGGCCATCGTCGCCGAACACCACCCCGACGTGCTCGCGCAGGCCTGAGCGCCCACCAATCAAGATCCTCCGCCTGATCAGCGGAGGTAGAGAGCCCCGGCGTGTCCTCGTGCGCTGGGGCTCTCACCGTCACGAGGAGGAAAACCGGCTCATGCCCAAGCTGATCAAAGTGCTGCGCGTGGAGCGTTTAGGCAGGTCCTTCAAGCTGGAGATCGACGGCGAGGACTTCCCGTACGCCGTCTCCGCCGACGAGCCCATCGAGACCCACATGGACGCGGACGGCGTCCCGTCGCTGCGATTCACGCTCTTTGCCGAACGCCTAGAGCTGGTCGACGAGCCATCTCCATCGAAGGCCACGACCAATGTCTGACACCTCCGATCCCACCGGCGACGCCCACCGGATGGCCCAGCTGCGTGAGGCGTTCGCGCCAATCGACGCGGCGATGCTACGCCGCTAACTCGAAGAGGACGGCTGGTCATCCGACGCCGCCGAGACGATGTGTCTGTCGTTCCACACGATGCTGCTCTCCCAGATGCGCGGCTCGTCTTGATGCGCCGCCAGGCGCCCACCACCACCAGCGAGGGGAGCGCCCACACATGCCACAGCCGCATCCGGGCCAGGAGTGGCGCCACAATTGGATCCCGGTGACCGCCACGGCCATGAAGGCCAAAAACCATGGGCGTAAACCCGGCAAAAACAGCCGTATCGCCCAGGCAGCCGCCGAAGCCGGCGCCGTCCTCAAGCGGCTGAACGAGAAAAAGCAGGATCGGGCACCCAAACCCGAAACACCGCCCAAGCCGGTCCCCTCCAAGCCGAAGACGCCCACCAGCCGAAAAACCGCAGGGCGCACAGCCACACCAGCCCCGCCCAAAACCAGCATCAAACCGGCACCCAAAAAGACATCCACCGCCGCGTCTCAGACGCCGCGCAACCGCCCCAGCACCTCCAAGCAGGCCGACGACGCGATCCGCCGCGCAGCCGCACGCACAACACCACCCGCCCGATCCTCCGAAACGGGCATCAACGACACCTCCCTCGCCGCGGACGCCACCATCCCGCAAATCCAAACCGCCGTCCGCAACGCGCACAAACAGCTGGTCAACGACAACAACAACGGCTGGGTGTCGATCACCAGCATCCGCAGAAAACTAGGCGAGAAGGTGCCCCGCGACCGGGTCGACGAGGCGTTACGGACGTTGAACCGCATGCCCGACGTGGCCATCGCTCCAGCCTCCAACCAAAAAACCCTCACCGACGCCGACCGTAAGGCCGCGGTCCACTTCGGAGGCCAGGACAAGCACCTGATCTGGATCGCCGACTGACCTTCGGCCCCCGAGCGGTCAGGGAGGTGCGCCGTGCCCCAGCCCTATCCCGGCCAGCGCTGGAAGCACGGCTGGATCCCTCTCACCCCGGACGCGGCCACCACCAAAAACCACGGCCGCCCACCTAAGCCGGGCCAGGGCGGTAGCCGGCAAGCGATCTCCAAAGCCGTGTCCGACGCCAGTGAACTCTTGCAGCGTCTGACCCGCCCCGGCGGCGCCCACCAGGCGACCGACACGGCCGAGGGCAGCAGAACGCCAACCAGCAGCCCCCGCGACCTGTCCCGGCGCATGGATGAGGCGATCCGGAAAGCGGCTGGACGCACACCCTCCAACCCCGCCCCAGGTATGCGGCACGGCCTGCGTCACAGCACCGACGCCGACGGCGTCACATGGGCGAACCAGAAGATCCCGCTGCCCGACCTGACCGAACAACAGCGGGACTCCATCCGCAAATACACCGGCGCCTCCTACGACACGATCAACCCAGGGCTACGCGGCGACCCACCCGAAACCGATGCCGCCCAGCGCAGATACCGCCAAATCGTGTCCGACCTGGACTCGGCGATCGCAAAAAGCCGCCTCCCCGAACCTGTCATCGTCTACCGGGGCGTCGGCCAACGATACGCAAAGCATGTCGGCGCCGACATCCACGAGCCCGACCAGATGGGATCACTCGTAGGCCGCGACTTCACCGAGCCCGGCTACATGTCGACGTCGGTCGGCAGCACGTCGGCTTTCGACGAACAGCCGGTCCAGCTGATGCTCCGCGTCCCGGCCGGACACCCAGCCCTGAACGTGATGTCCCTGTCGGGTATGGGTGAAGACGAGCGGGAACTACTGGTCAGCAGAAACACCCGGTACATCGTCCACGCCGCCTACCAAAAAAACCAGCAATGGTTCATCGAGGCCGAGGTAGTGCCCAACGACTGGATCAAACCACCCCACTGGACGCCCGACCCCTACGGCGACGCCTACGCTGGGTATGTGACCCGGGAGACACGATGAGCAAACAACCACCCCACCCCCGCTGGACAGACGCCGGCATGGCCCCCACACCATCAAGGGCCCAACCCGACACCTACGATGGAGCCGCCAAAGGCGCCGTCCGCCGCGCCGAACTACACGACCAGACGGGGCGGCTCATCGGGCACGTGTGGACCGACGGACGCAACGCGGCCGGATTCACCACCAGCCCAGACACCGATCCCACAGCCGTCCGCGCCGGGGCCAAAATCTGGCGTATCATCGCCGACGCCTACCAGCGCGGTGTCCCAGCGGCGGCACTCCTCGACCCGGCACTGTTCAGGCCCTACCAGCTGAAGACGACGGCGTGATACCCGTCACCGCTTCGAAAGAAGGGGGTGACGCCGATGCCGGACACTGATCCCTCGGGACAGCTCCAAGCCAAGACCTTGCGCCTGATGGAGTACTGGAGTCACGGCCCCGGTTGAGGCGCAATCAAGATCAGATGGGGCGAACCCGGCGACTTCGACAGATGCGTCGAGCAGCTCGGTCCTCACGTGGGGCCTGCCATCGTCAAAGGCCTGTGCTCCAACCTGCACGTGCGCGCCCTCGGCGTGCGACCCGGCCAGGAACACAAAGGCGGCACCTGATGCCCGGAGGCTGGCAAGGAAGCACCCGACGCAAACGTCTCCCCCCCGACTGGCCGAAGACCCGAGCTAAGGTCATGCGCCGAGACGGCGGCGTATGCCACGTCTGCCACGGCCCCGGCGCCGACGCCGTAGACCACGTCACGCCTGGCGACGACCACGACCCGGCGAACCTGGCCCCCATCCACCACGACGTGTGGCCCTACTGCCACCGCACCAAGTCCTCGGCTGAGGGCGGACGAGCAGCACAAGCCAGACGCATCCCGAGGCGCAGACCGAGCGAAGCGCATCCAGGTCTTCTCCCGTGAGCTTGGATACCAGAGAGCCGACCGGCCCCACAACCGAAGATCCGCTAGACGCCTGCGGCTGATCCCCGCAGGAAGAAGACCCCGAGTTCTCCCGGACTCGGGGTCTTCGCATTCCCGGGAGACTCACAAGTGAAGACGTGCACCACGTGCGGCGAGACCAAGCCGCTCGGGGAATTCCACCGAGACAAGAGGAAGGCGGACGGCCGCCGCTACCAGTGCAAGGCGTGCACGAATGCCCGGCAGTACGAGTTCCAGCTCAAGCACAAGGCCGAGACCGGGCAGTGGTACAGCCGGCAGTACACCTACGAACGCACGTGTATCCAGTGCGGCGTAACCTGGTCTGCCTCGTCTACCAAGGTGAAGTACTGCTCGAACGCGTGCCAGGCCGAAGCCGAGCACGGGCCTGACCGCATTCCGAGAAAGGGCCGAGCGGCCTACCTGAAGCGGCAGCGCCTGCTGAAGCGGATAGCCAAGGCAGCCGAGGGGACGCGTGGCACGATCCCATTCGTGGCCGGGCCTTGCGCAGCATGCGGGACACTCCTCGTCACGCACCGAGGTGACATTCGCTGGTGCTCCTACAAGTGCAAGCGCAAGATGCAGGCTACCCGTCGCCGAGCTAGGGAGCGCGCCGCGTTCATCGAGGACGTCTCGCCTCAGAGGATCTACAAGCGCGACGGCTGGCGGTGCCAGCTGTGCGGCACGAAGGTCAGGCGCGACAAGACTGCGCCGCATCCACAAGCGCCAACACTCGACCACATCATCCCGCTTGCCAAAGGAGGCAAGCATGAAGCGGTGAACGTCCAGTGTGCGCACTTCATATGCAACTCGATCAAGAGTGATCGCGGCGGCGGGCAACTCCTGCTGATCGGCTGACCCTCCAAGGGGGGTGGGGGGTGACCAAGATCAAAAACAGGTCCCCGACCGGTACGTGATTGCGCCTGGGTGTGAGTACGGGTTGGGGAGGCCGCGAGGGGTGCCGCTAGGCGGGGCTGTAGTCGCTGCTGGCCGACTTTGAGGGCTTGCGGGACATGCAAGACTCCCCTGGGATTAGGGTCGGTCTAGGCGCTTCATTTTCGTTTGTCGACTGCAACCGTCGCGTTTGTGCTGCTAGTAGCGTTAATTCGTTACATTGCCCTGGTAGGCTGAGCGCATGGTGAGAGAGTGTGCGCAGTGTGGGGCGGCCCTGCCGATCGGGGGTCGTGGCCGAATCCCGAAGTACTGCTCGGTCCGCTGCCGGGTCGCGGCGCATCGCGCACGCACAGTGCCACCGAGAGAGTTACGCGAGCGCGAGCGTTGGGTGCGCTACTCGGCAGCCAAGGTTCCGCTTCAGACTTCGGGCCGTCCGGCGTCCGTGACGGATCCGGGCACGTGGACCTCGTACACGTCGGCCCGCCGTGCCGGGGTCGGGGCCGGGGCCGGCTTCGTGCTGAACGGCGACGGGATCGTCTGCATCGACCTGGATCACTGCCTGGACGGCGACAAGGTGACGCCGTGGGCAGCGCAGATCCTCAGCAAACTTCCCCCGACATATGTGGAGGTCAGCCCGTCAGGGCAGGGCCTGCACGTCTTCGGGGTGGCCGACTTTAAGGGCGGCCGGAAGATCCGAGACGGCGAACGCGCGGTCGAGGTGTACGCGGATCAGCGGTACATCGCGGTCACTGGGCGGGTGTTCGGCGGCATGCCGACCCGCCTAGCAGATATTTCTGCGGCGCTCGCCTCAATCCTGTAGCACATCCCGGCATGGGGCGTGCTACGTCCCGGCATGGGAGGCAATCAGATGGGGCGCAGCGGTCCGGTGCCTAAGCGGTCGTCCGAACGGCGGCGACGCAACAAGCCCGAAGGTGGGGAGATCACGTCGGTCTCCGTGCGGGCGGGCACGGTAGAGCAGCCGCCGGTGAGTGAGGAGTGGCATCCGATCGCGAAGGACTGGTACGGGTCCCTCGCGCAATCTGGCCAGGCCAGGTTTTACGAGCCGTCTGACTGGCAGACGGCCCGGTATGTGGCCGAGGTTATGTCGCGGAACCTGGAGGCGTCGCGGTTCTCGGCGCAACTGTTCGCCGCTGTGTCGTCGGCGATGACTGAGCTGCTCACGACCGAAGGTGCGCGTCGCCGGGCACGCATTGAGTTGGAGCGGAACGGCGCCGTGGATGTCGACGAGGACGCGGCCGTGATAGCGCTCGATGAATATCAGCGTCGTCTCACCGTCTGACCGGCTGATCACACTGCCTGACGGCATCCCGGATCTCACGCTCGGCTGGGAGGTCGTCAGGTGGGCCACCAAGTACCTCAAGCAGCCGAACGGCCCGAACGCCGGGCAGCGGTTCGAGTTCACCAACAACCAGATCAGGTTCCTGCTCTGGTTTTACGCGGTGAACGAGACCGGCGAGTGGCTGTTTCACCACGCCGTCCGCCGCTTGGCCAAGGGCAGCGGCAAGAGCCCGTTCGCCGCTCTGTGGGCTCTGGCCGAGCTCACCGCTCCGGTGCGGCTGAAGGACTTCGACTCCCGCGTTCCGGGAGGCTGTGTCGGCCGGCCGGTGGACATGCCGTGGGTGCAGATCGTGGCGACCGCGGAGAGCCAGACCAAAAACACGATGCGGATGGTCCGGGCGTTCGCTCCGAAGGGGTCCCGGCTGGTCGCCGAGTTCGCGCTCGACCCAGGCAAGACGCAGTACTTCAAGGCGCCGGAGGGCACCTTGGAGCAGATCACGTCGTCGTTCACGGCAGCTGAGGGTGCCGAGGCCACGGCGATCGTCGGGGACGAGCTCGAACATTGGAAGCCGTCCAACGGCGGCACGGACCTCGCCTCCACTCTCGCGGACAACCTGGCCAAGTCGGGTTCGCGGATGATGGGGACCTGTAACTCGTGGGTCCCCGGCGCTGGGACGGTCGCCGAGGCCGACTGGGATGCCTGGGTGGCGCAGGAGGAGGGCCGGACCCGCAACGAGTCGCGGATCTTGTACGACGCACGCGTGGCCCCGCCAGACACTGACATGTCGGATGAGAAGTCCTTGATGCGTGCGTTGCAGTTCGTGTATGACGACTGCTGGTGGGTGAACCACCGCGCGATTGTCACCCGCATCTGGGATCCGCGGTCCCGCCCGGACGATTCCCGGCGTAAGTATCTGAACCAGCCGACGGCTGCCGAGGATGCGTGGACGACGCCGCAGGCGTGGAGCGCACTCGCGGATGCGACGAAGGTCGTTGCCGATGGCGAGGAGATCGTAGCGTTTTTCGACGGCTCCAAGTCGCGTGACGCCACGGCTCTGATCGGCTGCCGGGTGTCGGACGGGCACGTGCTCACGATCGGCGTGTGGGAGCCGGACCCGGCTCACGACACCGATGACGTCGTCCCAGTCTGGGAGGTCGACGCGGCTGTCGAGCGGATGTTCGACCGGTGGGATGTCCTCGCTTTTTTCGGCGACGTCAGGGAGTGGGAAGGCTTCACAAAGGTCACCTGGCCGGAGCGGTATGCCGACCGGCTGCTGGTCAAAGCGGTCCCGACCGGCAAGGAGCCACAGGTGATCGCGTGGGACATGCGCGGCCACGTCTACGACTTCACTGCGGCGTGCGAGCTCACCGAGAACGAGATCAACGAGCGGAGTTTCACCCACGACGGTGACTCCCGCACGGCCCGTCATGTGGTGAACGCGCGGCGCCGGCCGAACCGGTACGGGGTGTCGATCGGTAAGGAATCCGACGACTCGCCGAAGAAGATCGACGCCGCGGTGTGTGTGATCGGTGCGCGGATGGTGCGCCGTAGGCTCCTCGCCTCGCCCGAGTGGCAGAAGCGGCAGACCAAGAAGAGCAGAACAGGCCGGGTTCACGGCTTCTAGCAACCACACAAGGGGGGGTTGATCTTGACCCTCTCGGCGGACAAGGCGGTCGAGACCGCGAAAGGCATCCTGAAGCTCCGCGAGGCCGAGCAGCGGCGGCTCGGAAAGATCGCACGCTACGTGCGGGGCGAGCAGGCCAGCGTGTATGTGCCGCGGGGGGCGCGCACCGAGTACCGGTGGCTGATCAAACGCAGCAAGGTCAACATTCTGCCGTTGGTCATCACGGTCGTCGCCCAAGCCCTGTACGTGGAGGGGTATCGGCCCGCCAAGAGCGACACCAACGCCGGCCCGTGGGAAACCTGGCAGGCCAACCGGCTGGACCGGCGTCAGCACGGCCTGCACAGGGCTGCACTGAAGTACGGTGCGGCCTACACGGTGGTCCTCCCCGGCGACCCGGTGCCTGTGATCCGGCCGGTGTCGCCGCGCCGGCTCACCGCTGTCTATGAGGACCCGGTGGACGACGAATGGCCGCTGTACGCCCTCGAGGAGGCCGTTCAGAACCTTCCGACCGGCCCGAAACGGGTGGTCAAGCTTCTCGACGACGAGAACCAGTACGTCATGGAGGGCAAGGTCAAAGGCGGCGGTCTCGCCCTGGCCGAGGACGGCGTCAAAAAGCACGGCCTCGGCGTGTGCCCGGTGGTGCGGTTCCTGGACGAGGACGACCTGGACGGCGAGGTCTGCGGCGAGGTGGAGCCGCTGTTCGACCTGCAAGATCAGCTGAACATGACCACGTTCGGCCTGCTGATGGCGCAGCAGTACGCGGCGTTCCGGCAGCGCTGGGTGACGGGCATGGTCATCCAGGAGGACGAGAACGGCAATCCGATCGAGCCGTTCAACGCCTCGGTGTCCCGGCTGTGGGTCGGGGAGGATGCCGACATCAAGTTTGGCGAGTTTTCCCAAACCGATCTTGGCGGCTATCTCGATAGCCGTGAGGCGACGATCCGGCACACTGCCACCACGTCCCAGACGCCGCCGCATAACCTCCTCGGCCAGATGGTCAATCTCTCGGCCGAAGCGTTGGCTGCGGCCGAGTCTGGGCTTCAGCGGAAGGTCGCCGAGCGGAAGTCGACGTTCGGGGAGTCCTGGGAGCAGACCCTGCGTCTTGCGGGCAAGGCCGCGAAGGACCCGAAGGCGTGGGCAGACACGTCCGCGCAGGTGATCTGGCGGGATGTCGAAGCCCGGTCGCTCGCCCAGACCGTGGACGCACTCGGGAAACTCGCTCAGATGCTCGGAGTGCCCGCACAGGAGCTGTGGGAGCGGATCCCTGGGGTCTCCCAAACCGACGTCGCCCGGTGGAAGAACGTGGCAGACAGGGCAGACGCCAAAGCGCAGCTGAATGAGATCGTGGACCGGCAGATGAGCGCTGCTTCCGGCCCGGACGACACCCGCCAAGCCCCGCCGCCCGCGCAGGGGCAGGCTGTGGCGGCGGCCGATGGC